TTCTTCGTACTTGTACATTTTACGTAGTTCTTGTTGAAGTTCCCAAAGTACGTTAAGCATCGCAGTACCTTTGTTAGCGCAATAAAATTCCGCTTCGTCTTCGGGTAGGTTAAATTCTAGTATTGCCTTCATAAGGGATAAATTTATAGGTTTTTGTTTCTTTTAAGGGATATTATTTTACTTCCTTCTTTAGTTTTTCTATGTATAAAGTAGCATCCATTAATTCTTCTTGTAAGTGGTTTAACCACCCTAATAAATCAACGTCTTTTCTATCTAGGTTCGTTCCGTATTTTCGTATCCCGCGTTTACTCCGTTCGTGGTATTTTGTCATTACCGAAACTAAAATAGTGTCTTCGTGTTTTATTGGCTCGTTTTCTTGTGTTATGTTCATATCGTTTTCATTAATAAGTTATAGTATTCTCGGCATAGCTCCACGCGTTCTTTGATTGCTTCTATAACTTGTTCGTCGCGTTGAACGAACCAATATTTAACCCTTCGATTGTTTGGTATATGTCCGAACTTGTGTTTCGATTCTATTTCTTTTCTTAGTTCCGTGTTTTCTTCGATTAGGTGTAACTTCCAGTGAGCGCGTCTTACTTCGTCTTCAACCATTTCTAACGGGGTGTCGATTAAACAATACGCTAACACGGATTCCGTTTTACCCGTTAACCACATATACCCTTGAAGTTGGTAAAAGTAATCTTTGTTAGGTAATTCAGTTTCGAAAAACGGAAACGTAGAAGCGTCCCAACTACTTTTAACGTCTATTAATACTTCGTCCGTGTTTACGTCGGGGGTTCCTGTTAACCATTCGTTATTAAAGTGTTCGTCGTTTTTATAGATAAACTTGTAATTCAGTACCTCGTTAACTAACGCTATTGAAAGGTCTTCTACTTCGTTTCCCTTATCGGTGTAACGTGAACTAAATTCCTTACGGATTCCGTACTTTTCTAGCAAGACAAGGTCTTGTACGTACGTTTTTGCGGTTTGGCTTAGGACTTCCCCCGACTTGCGGGGGTTAGTCATTATCTTACCAATTTGAGAACTGTGAATCGGTTAAACTAAAGTTCGCTAATAGTTCGTCTTTAGTGTATTTACCCTCCGCGATTGCTTCTAATGCTTTGCCTAAACGCTTTTGGTCTATATTAGGCTTTTTAGGTTCGTGTTTTACTTGTTCGCCACTTGCGTCCGTATCTTTGTCCGTAACTAATCCAAGCGCGGAACTTAACGCATAACGTCTAAAGTAAGTAACTCCGCTCCCGAATGATTGGTAGTCGTTCATTCCCTTTAACGTAACTTGTGGGATAATAGTTTGACTTTCTATGGATTCTCCCGTTTCCACGTGGAAAATTACAGTTACTATGTAATTCGAACCCTCTTTAGAATTAAGCAACTGCGTAAACCCTAATCCGTGTTTAGCTAATAACGGGTTAATCTTTTCGAAGATAGCGGGTAAATCTGCGTAAGAATAACCGAAGCCTTGCGTACCCTTGTGAATTACTGGTACTTCTTGTTGGAAGGCTGCCAACGATTTGAATAAATGTTTCATAGCGTATAAAAATTAACGTGCGTTACCAAGTCGCACCCCTTGTTTTTTTAATTGTATTTTATGTTTATATATTTTCCTAATTTATCTAAATGTATTTGATAAATATCTTTGTCATTATCGCAACAAAGAACGCTTATTGTTCCATCTGAATAAAAACCGTAATCTATTACATTAATACAAAAATTGTATCTTAATTTTTCAATCATTTCAAGTTGCTCAATAGTTGCGTTCATAGCGTTTGTTTTTAATTACATACAAATATAAACATTATATTTTAATATGCAACTATTTTTATTAAATTTTTTTCTAAAACTTTAACTTCCAAATAAAATCAAAGGTTTTAAGGTCGCTTAAATGTAGCCTTGTCATTAAGTCCTTTCGGTCTTTACGGGTGTATAGTTTCTTGTAACAATCCTTAAACTCGCTTACCATTTCTACCTTTACGTTTTTACGGCAGTACCTTAATAGTTCGTCTTTTCGTACAATCCAAAAACAATCCTCGAACTGAAAAGCAATCCATTCCGCGTTAGATTCGTTTGAGCAACTACCAGCGTATCCATTTACATTCTTAAACTCAACAACTATAAACCCCTCGGAGTGGCTTTTTTTATAGCCTTTAACGTCTATTCCTTTTCCGTATATAAAGAAGTCCACGTGCAAAAATATATCTTCGTTTGCGGTCGATTTCTTAAATTCGATTTTGTTTTTTTTACACGCTTGAATAAAATTGTATTCGCCTTGCGTTCCCGTTTCTTGTGAATGCTGAATATGTTCGTTACTCGATAGTTCTTTAGCTTTGTTGGAAATCATTTATTTTTGTTTTATAGCGTTTAATTAATTCGTTCAATTCGTCTTTTGTGTACTTCTTTGTTTCGTGGGCTTTGGCGTGTAGTTCTATTAACCTATCCGCTCCTATTCTTTGTTGTATTCCTATTTGGTAGTTAAGTAAGTTTCCGTGTTTGTACTGGTTGCACGTAACACACTGGGCGTGTACGTTGTCTTCGTCAAAGGTTACGGCTTTGTGTCCACCCATACTAAAATAGTGTCCCGCGTCATATTTAGCGCCTAACGGCTTTTCGCAACTTACGCAAGGTTTATCCTTGTCGCGTAGTCTTATGTACTTGTTAAACGTTATTTGAGCCAATTTAAGCAACTCGGGTAGCGTTTGTAATTCGTCTTTTAGTTGTTTTTTCTTTGTCTTCCATTGTTTTTCCTTTTCAGTTTCTACCCAAACACGAACGCATTCCGATTCGAGGCAGTATTTTTGGTTAAACTTAACGGGATTAAATACGGCTTTGCAGTTTTTACATTTCATCAAATATAGTTTTTTGCGTTGTATTGTTCTTTTCGTAGATATTTAACGCAGTTTGTAAAATTGTTTTACCTGCTTCAAAATCTACTAAATTACGCGCCATTTTATTTACTCTTTGTTCACCTTTATATTTAGTAAAATCATATTCGTGAAATTCCGAAAGTTCTTTAATGTTTCCTGTTTCAATCATATTCTTAAAAATTTTACGTTCGCCAATATCATTAGGTAAAATAAAATTAGCCCAATACAAGTGCCTACCTCTTTTTTGAGCAGGTATTAAAGGTTCGTAATATGGTATAACATTTTCCACACAAAATTTACCTTCAAAATAATTATCTAAAAATAAAATTTCTTCATATAATTTTAAGTCGGGGTATAATGGTATAAAAGTTTCTCTATTTTTTTGGCTTATTCTTACCCTGCTATGGCTTGGACAAGGTGGAGAACTCCAAATAAAATCAAACTCTTTGTAATGGTCTAATAAGTATTGGTGCGCATCCGCTATTATTACTTCGTCTTGCGGAAATCGTTCTTTATACAATCGCGCTGCTTCGGGGTCAAGTTCAACCGCTGTTATTTCTAAGTTATTAGCTACTTCGTCCCATTTGTATCTATTGCCACCTAAACAAGCGTATAAATTAAGTATTTTGTATTTTTTCATCTTAAAATCTTATTGCGTTTAGTTCGGCTTTGAGCCTATTGTTTTCCTCTCGTAAATCCAAGTTAATTAAGTCGGTTCTATATCCGTTTTGGCGCATTGCTCTAAATTCTTGCTCAAACTGATTCCACGCTAACTTAACTTCTTGAATGTGTTCTAAGGTTTCTTCCATTGAATTAATTAAGTCCGTTCGGGTTGGGTGCTTCGTCTTTATTTCGTCTAAACTCGATTGTATTTTAGCGTAAGTAAACCCTAATAACACTTGGCTTCTAAGTATTGTATAATCGTCCATACTAAAAAGGTAAATTGTTTTTCTTTGGTGTTCGCATTTCTTGCAGTGGGTTAACTCCGTATAATTCAAAGCCTAAACCCGAGTTAAAATTACATAAAATTTGGTCGTTTAATCCCGTATGCTTCCCGCCCGTTTCCATATCCTTTATTTTTTCAACTCCTATCATTGTGTTATATTTCATTGTTTCGTGCTTAATTAATCGGTGTATTACGAACATATCGTCGCATCTATTTAGGAACGCTTTACCGCCTTCTATATGGTCTTTAAGTGGTGGTTTCAAGTGTCCCTTAAAATCTCCGTCCGTGTATAAATTTGCGCTTCTTCCACTTTCGGTATTTGGGTGCGTGTTTATGTAGATAGTCATTCCCGTTTTATTTACGAATTCCCGCGCCTTGTTCATAAAAGTGTAATTTCCTTCGTAAGTCATTTCCCTATCTAACCCAGTGAACGGGTCAATTAAACCGACATCGCATTTAGACTTAGAAAAGATTTCCAAAAGGTCTAACGGCTTGTAAAGTTT